ATCCGGGCGTCAGGTGGCGCGGGCGGTGCGGATGGCGCTCGAAGCGGCGGAGCGGTGACATGGGATGGCGGTTGGCGGGGCAGGAGGATGCGCTGACGACGGGGTTCGTCAAACGCTTCGATCCGCGCTTCTGGACGGTGAATTTTCCGCGGCCGATGATGGCTTCGGTGGTGACGACCGCGGCGGATGCGCTGCGGGTGGATGCGGTTTTCTACAAGGCGGACGATCTGGCGGGGCTGATCTGGGAGGCGGAGGATCGGTTCGATCATCCGCTGCTCGCCTATGAGACGGCGCGCGATTTCCGGGCTTGCCGGCTGCGGTTTCGCTGGCGGTCGGGGGGCGTGATGCCGCTCGACGCCGTCAATGGCCCGACGCTGACGATCGAGGGGCGCGACGCGGAAGGGAGCCCGCGCGCCTGGTATGTGCGGCTGTGGAACTATGCGAGCGGCGATCCGGACGACGCCGAGATCGCGATCGACTTCGCCGATCTGGAGGGTGGTTTCGCGCTGCCGGCCGACGCCGATCCGGTATGGGCGGGGGATATCGACCGGCTGTTCATATCGGTGGTGCCGCCGGGATATTCGGGTGCGGATGCGCCGTTGGCTGCTCCGGCGGAGGCCTGGGCCGAGCTGAGCGGGATCGTCTGCGAGGGGGCGGGGTCGGTTCTGGCGATCGGGGACGCGCTGGCGCCCGAGCATGGGCTGCGGATCGCGACCGGATATGACGACAGCTACAATGTGACGCCGGCGCGGATGCTGCGGAATATCGTGCAGCTCGGCTATCGCGGGCTCATCAACCATTATGTCGGGATGAGCCACTATTTCCGGCTCGAATGGAACGCGGGGGCCTCCGCCTTTCTGGTGAGCCTGGACGGGGGCGTGCTCAACGCGCCGTGCGCGGCGTGGCATGCGGATTTCGCGGGGCGGGCAGAAGGGCTGGGGTTCGGGCTGATCATGTCGCTTTCCTATGAGCTGTTCGACGCGCATTGCTGGGGGGACTGGAAGCAGCGGGCGGAGGATGGCTCGCCGGGGCTGACGGGATGGTCGCCGCCTTCCGCGCTGCTGTCGCCGGCGCATGCGGGGGCGATGTCGTATCTGCAGCAGGTGGCGCGGGCGTTCGTCGGTATCGCAGTGACGGCGGGGCAGGCGGCGCGGTTCCAGATCGGCGAGCCCTGGTGGTGGGTGATGCCGGATGGACGGCCCTGCCTTTATGACGATGCGGCGCGGGCGGCGTTCGGAGGTAGCCCGGTCTCGATTCCCGATGTGCGGGGGGCGCTGGATACCGGGCAGACGGCGCTGCTCGATGAGGCGGGGGCGTTGCTCGCCGCCTCGACAGCGGCGCTGCGGGATGCGGTGAGGGACGAGGCGGCGGGGGCGGAGGTGCTGCTGCTCGTCTATCTGCCGACGGTGCTCAGTGCGCAGGCTCCGGAGCTGAAGCGGGCGAATGTGCCGATCGGCTGGGCGAGCCCGGCTTATGACGTGCTCCAGCTCGAGGATTATGACTGGGTGGTGGCGGGCGATCGGGGTTCGACCGCGCGGGGCATCGCGGCGATGGCGGCTCGGCTCGGCTATCCTGTCGAGGAGCAGCATTATTTTTCGGGGTTCATCCTCAATCGCGAGGCCGCGCCGCTTTGGGCTGAAATCGATGCTGCGGCGGAGGCCGGCCGGGAGCGGGGGACGGCGGAGACCTTCGTCTGGGCGCTGCCGCAGGTGATCCGCGACGGCTTTGTGCATTTCGAACTGGGGGAGGAGGCGGTGCAGGCTTTCGACGATGTGAGCTTCCCGATAGAGATCGGGCGAGAAGCGACGGTGGAGCCGGGCTTCTCGACCGCGATCGTGACGACCGCTTCGGGGCATGAGCAGCGCAATGCCGACTGGGCGGATGCGCGGATGCGGTTCGATGCCGGGCTGGGGGTGAGGTCCGAAGCGGACATGCAGGCGCTGATCGCCTTCTTCCGGGCGCGACGGGGGGCGGCGAAGGGGTTTCGTTTCCGCGATCCTTTCGACGACAGCTCGAACGGGATGACGGGCGCGCCAGCCTTCGGCGATCAGGTGATCGGGGTGGGGGACGGGATCGCGACGCGCTTTGCGCTGGTGAAGCGCTATGGCGAGGGCGATGACGCGCTCTCGCGGCGGATCACGAGGCCGGCGGCGGGGAGCGTGAGGGTCGCGGTCGATGGCGTTGAGGCTGTGGCCGGTTGGACTCTGGACGACGGTGGGGTGATCGCCTTCGATGTCGCGCCGGCGGTGGGTGCGGAGGTGACGGCGGGGTTCCGTTTCGACGTGCCGGTGCGTTTCGGGGAGGACCGGCTGGAGGTGAGCCGGGCGACCTGGCTGGCGGGCGAGGCGGCGTCCGTGCCGCTCGTCGAGATCCGCGAGGCGTTCGCGTGACCGCCTGGCTTGCGCCGGAGCTTACCAGCATCGCCTTTTGCTGGCGGCTCGACAGGCGGGATGGGGTGACGATCGGCTTCACCAGCCATGATCGCGACCTGATGGTGGACGGCCTCGTCTATCGCGCCGCGCCGGGAATGCTGCCGTCTGCGATCAGCCTGTCCGACGGGTTCGATGTCGATACGCTTGACGTGTCGGGTGCGCTGACGAGCGACGCGATTACCGCCACCGATCTCGCGGCCGGGCGCTGGGACGGGGCGCGGGTGCGGCTGTTCGCGGTCGATTGGGAGGAGCCCGATGGGGAGCCGCTGGCGATGGCGCGCGGCGAACTGGGCGATGTCGGGATGCGCGATCGGGCGTTCACGGCAGAGCTGAGGGGGCCGACCGCGCTGCTCGAGCGGCCGGCGGTCGCATATAGTTCGCCGGAGTGCCGAGCGGAGCTGGGGGACAAGAGGTGCCGCGTCGATCTGGCCGGCCGGACACGGATCGCGCGGGTGATCGGCGTGGCCGGGGCGGTGACCCTGAGCCTGGATGTCGAGGAGGCGTCCGCCAACGCCTATTCCTACGGGCGGCTGCGCTGGATCGAGGGGGCGAACAGCGGTCTTTCGAGCTGGATACTCTCATCTGAGGGCGATGCGATCGTGCTGCGCGAGCCGCCGCCGTTCGCGATCGGGGCGGGCGTGCGGGTGGAACTGGTCGAGGGGTGCGACAAGGCCTTTGCCACGTGCCGGGGGCGGTTCGGGAATGCGGACAATTTCCGGGGCGAGCCGCATCTGCCCGGGAGTGACCTGCTGACGCGCTATCCTGGGGCGTAGGCTATGTATCCAGGCAGTGACATCGCGCGGCACGCCCGCGCGTGTGTCGGGGTGCGGTTCAGGCCGCAGGGGCGGGATCCGCAGCGGGGGCTCGATTGCATCGGCCTGGCGGGCTTCGCGTTCGGGGTGGAAACGCCGCGCGACTATCGACTGCGCGGCGGGGATGCCGGCGAGGTCGAGGGGCGGATCGCCGCGCTGGGGCTGGCGCGGATCGACGCGCAGGCGGCTCGTGAAGGCGACCTGCTGCTGCTCCAGGCGGCGCCCACCCAGCTTCATTTCGCGGTGATGACGGCGGACGGCTTTGTCCATGCCGACGCACGGCTGCGCCGGGTGGTCGAGACGCCGGGGCCTCCGGGCTGGCCAATCATTTCCGCATGGCGACAGGAAGGTTGAGATGGCGACATTGGTGCTGACGACCGTGGGCACGCTGGTCGGCGGGCCGATCGGCGGCGCGATCGGATCCTTGCTGGGGCAGCAGATCGACCAGCGGCTATTCGCGCCCAAGGGTCGGCAGGGGCCGCGGCTCAACGATCTTGCGGTGCAGACCTCCACCTATGGCTCGCCGATCCCCAAGCTGTTCGGCCGGATGCGGGTGGCGGGCACGGTGATTTGGGCGACCGACCTGATCGAGCACAGCCAAAGCTCGGGCGGCGGCAAGTCCGGGCCGAAGGTGACGACCTACAGCTATTCGGTGTCCTTCGCGGTGGCGCTGTCGGCGAGGCCGATCCGGGCGGTGCATCGCATCTGGGCTGACGGCAAGTTGTTGCGGGGTGCCGGCGGGGATTGGAAGAGCGAGACGGGCTATCGGCTGTATCTCGGGGGAGAGGATCAGGCGGTCGATCCGCTGATCGCATCGGCGGAAGGCGCGGAGGGCACTCCGGCCTATCGCGGGACCGCCTATGCGCTGTTCGAGGATTTCCAGCTTGCCGATTATGGAAACCATATTCCGTCGCTGACCTTCGAGGTCGAGGCCGATGAGGGGCCGGTTTCGATCGGGGCGATCGCGACCGCGCTGGCGAGCGGCGCGGTGGCGAGCGAGACGGGCGCGATGTTGGGCGGCTATGCGGCGAGCGGGGACAGCGTTCGAGGCGCGATCGAGACGCTGGCGGCAGCGGTGCCGATGTCGGTGATCGACGATGGCGCGGTGCTGCGGATGAGCGATGCGGCTCCTGCCCCCGTTGCTGTTGCCGCCGACGAGCAGGGGGCGAGCGCCGAGGAGAAGGGCGGCCCACGCGTCACGACCGAGCGAACGGCATCGGGCGCGCTGCCGGATGAGGTGGCGATCGCTTATTATGAGCCAGCGCGGGATTATCAGACCGGGCTGCAGCGCGCGCGGCTCGGCGGGCCGGGGCGGCGCGTCGAGAAGCTCGAGCTTCCCGCGGCGCTGACCAGCGAGGAGGCGAAGGCCATCGCCGAGCGGCGGCTGGCCGAAAGCTGGGCGGGGCGCCGGACCGCGACCCTGGCGCTTCCCTGGCGGCGAATGGACTTGCCCCCCGGCGGGCATGTGCTGCTGGCGGACGCGCCGCTGCCATGGCGGATCGCCGGATTCACGCTCGACCATATGGTGGCCGAGCTGAAGCTCGCGGGGGTCGCTGCGGCCGCGACATCGACGGCGGGTGCCTCGCCGGGCCGGTCCACGTCCGATCCGGACGAGGTGCATGGCGCGACCGTGCTGGCGCTGCTCGACCTGCCGCCGCTGGATGCCCTTCCGGCGGGGAGCCCGCGTATCTGGGTAGCGGCAGCGGGCGCCGCTCCGGGGTGGCGCAGGGCTTCTTTGAGCATCAGCCTTGATGCGGGAGCGAGCTGGACGGGGATCGGCACGACGGCGCAGCCGGCGACCATCGGCGCGGCGACCAGCATTCTCGCGAGCGGGAGTGCCGCCCAGTTCGATCGCGTCTCTTCGGTTGAGGTTGAGCTGGCGCATGAGGAGATGTGGCTGGAAAGCCGCGATGACCGCGCGCTCGTCGGCGGGGCGAATTGCGCCATGCTCGGAGACGAGCTCATCCAGTTCGGACAGGCCGAGCCGAGCGGGCCGGGCCGGTTCATGCTGTCGCGGCTGCTGCGCGGGCGGCAGGGGACCGAGTGGGCAATGG